AGTTGTTTTTTCATGCTTGATGCGCCGGCTTCTTTCTTTTTGGATGAAATCCAGTTGTGTCTAGGAGTACCCATGTCTGGACTTACTGCGGTAGCACACAGCCACTGAAGTCCCGGATGTCGTCCGATGTCAAAAAAGTGTTTGTTCAATCGCTCATTGGTGGAAATCAAATAAAACTCTTGCAGATCTTTGGAACCTTCAACACAGCTGGCCCAACGAATCATGAGATAGTTTGAAAACTTCTTGCGTTCCTCATCTGTGAGTTCTCGATAGAAGTTTCTGTTCTTGCGATCCAGTTGTCGCATCTCATTGGCAATGTTTAGTTTATCGTTCACTTGTCTACTTTGATTAGTCGGTATATTATTATAACACGTTCTACAGCATCTTGTAAAGCAGGATTGGTTTGGGCCAGTCGCCGTATGTCTCCCCACATCTTGTCTTCCTGCATGTGTTCGCGCAGGAGTCTACCATCTGATGTTCGTTTGTCGTAGTCGATCTTGTGACCAGTTATGGGATCATAATATGGCAATTCCATTACCAGGCCTTGTTGTAATCTACCACTTCACAGTTACGACTGACATCTTTGACAAAATACACACAGTCGGGGCTGCCACCGTCTTCAAGTGGCACACACAGCATCTGACCATTTTTTAATTTGGGTGCGTACCAGGTGACTTCTTGATACACATCAACAATTTCAATGTCTAAAAAACTGGGGCGGAAACTGTCAAGAGGATTAAATTGGAATACTTTGAACCCTCGATCATTAATTGATGTCAGTGGTAACACTTCCAAATCTCCCAGGTCTGGTTCGCCAATTAGAATTTGCCAGTCCATTGGCATGCGAATTTTATGTTTTCCAACACGCAATACCAATGCAGGTGCAGTGAAACTTTCTAGAAAGATCAACGGAATATAAAAATAATCTGGGTCCTTGGGATCACTGTTATCAAATATGGCAAATCTCATGTCATCTATTTCTTCTGGTAAATGATCAAGATCAAATGTTTGGTTATCAAGTGTTAATATTCTCATATCGTTATAATACAGTATTTTGAAACAGAAGTCAAGCCAATGCAAGACTTATTTGTTGCTTGTTCCATAGACACATGCGTTTTTGCCAAACTGGTGGATCGTCTACTAGGCAGTCTAATTCAGATGGGAAATTCCATGGCTCTATATACCAATTAACTTCTTGAAAAGGGAATGATGCGTTGTAGTCTACATCAATATTTTCTTTTACATGCGGCACATCACCACTGTGTGTGATCAACAAATATTCAGCACCACTGGATAAAAAGTTTTGTAAAAATTTCAATTTATCAGCATTATTCAAGTGAATGACCACGTCGCTGGAAAATATTAAATCCACTGGCGGAAATGGGTCAGTGGTCATGTCGTGTGTCTGAATGTCTAGATCAGGCCACGTTTGATTGCAATAGTTAACATTGGCTGGTGAGATATCACCACCTAAGTATCTAATACCCAATTCGGCAAATTTATTATTGGCTATCCAGTGTCGCGGGCCGCATCCTGCATCGAACATGCTGGTAATTTTATATTTTTGTAATAAAGTTATAAGATTGTTTGGCCTACTAAAGTATTCAGCAGGACTACTCCATACTGTTGAGTTATAATAATATTTTGAAAATAACTTTTGTAAATTTAAATTCATTTGATTGCCATCCAATCTAATTTTTCTTGTGTAAAGGGGTAGTTGGCCTCTTTATAAAACTGTTTGCGCTTGGTCAAGTGGCGCTTGGCAAACTTGCAGGTTGATGTTATGTCCCAGATTTGCACATGATCTTTGTCTTCTGCTTTACGTATGCCACGACCAATTGACTGAATAACCCTAACAAATGATTTGCCTGGCTCAACAAGCACCAGATTAAAAATCCTAGGAATATTAATACCCACGGCAGCAACTCCATAAGTTGCTACAATAATTTTATCGGTTGCATCAGCCACTTGATCATATTCTGCTTGCCTCTTTGATCCTTTGGTAGCACCAGATACAAACACAGCCTTGTCTCCCAGCCTTGCAACCAATTGTCTCCCACACTCAGTGCGATCTACCAGCACCAGTGTGTTGCCAGTTTCGTTGACTTGACGAACCAAGTCTGCCATGGTATCCAATCGCCCTGATTCCTCCAGCAAGTATTTAAGTTCGTCTTGGTAGTCTTTGTACTCCACATGATCAATCAACTGCACAATGTTCACATGGCAATTGGCCAACACACCTTGCTGTTGTAATTCATTGGCACTGAGCCGGCCAATTACAGGACCAAGACTTACCAGCAGTGCTTGACTTTCAAACTTTTCTTTGGGCACAGTTCCAGTTAATCCCCAACGAATTGGCACTGCCGCCATCACCCCTGTAAGCAAAGTTTTCAGTGCATCTGCTTTGGCCATGTGTACTTCATCCACAATCACACACACCACACTTTCAAGAAACTCACCTATGGTACAGTCGCCTATGCCTGCTTTGGTGTTCTTTAAGAGATTGTTTAGGCTTTGCCATGTGCATATGGTGTGCTGACGTCCGTATTCTTTTCTGTCGCCAAAATACACACCAACATCCTGTTGCATGTTGATATAGTCTGCTTCGGTCTGTGTCACAAGGCTCTTGTTGGGCACAATCACAATGCTACGTCCATAAGGTGTGACTGCATTGCTCAAGGCCGCTGTCATTATGGTCTTGCCTGCACCTGTGGCCACTTCTTGTATGCATTGTGGGTTGGCCAAGAAGTTGTTGATGATCTCCACTTGGTAGTCACGCAACATAACAGGCTCGCCTGCGGCAGGATGTGTTTTAGGCCACTGCACATGTGCAAAACTTGTTTCAGTCACTTGTTCAAAGTTGAATGTGGTGGAGTAGTCGCGTTGGTCATCCAATTCAATGTCATAATTGAACTTTTCTAGTATAGGCACAATCTCTGGCAACAGGTTCACATAAGTCGATCCTCCCAGTTGGAAGTATGCCACCTTGCCATCCCAGCGTCCTAACCGCACTGCTGGCAAATAACGTGCGGCAGGGTTTTCATATTTGAATGCGTTGACTAGTGCCTTGCGAGCATCCAAATCCAAGCCTTCAATCTTGATGTTTACTTCATCACGTATTTGTATTGTGCATTGCTTCATGTTGTATATAGTAACATACACACAAACAAAAGTCAAAAAAACAGGGACCGAAGTCCCTGTGTAAAAGCCCGGGGCGGAGCCAACCAATCCCCGGGGTAAACCTATTCAAGTATCAAAATAAGAAATGCCAAAAACAATGCTAACACAGGCTCCCCTACAATCACTAACAGTAATACAGCAAGCCAGGCCATATTAGATATTTGCAATCAACGATGCCGCATTTGAGGCACTGGCAAATAAATTGAACCAACCCCAAAATGTTACACCAGCCCGGAAACATTCTATGGCTATGTATGCACTAAAAAACGCAAACATAAGATTGACAATGTTCCAAGCTGTCATATTAGGCACCCTTCATACATGTAGTCTCAGCCATTCGCTTCCAGTTGCCTGCAAAGCTCTTACGCAAGTCTGCAATCTTGAGAGCCATACGCAAACTCATCTCACGCAAGCGAGTCTGATTGGCTTCCATGAACTCCACAATCTCGTCCTGCACACAGGGTTCAAAATCGTAGTCTGCAAACAACACACCGTCTTTGGCAATCTGCTTGATACGCAACACCTTGTCACGCATGGTGTCAAGTGTCAAGTCCAGGTAGTGACAGCGTGACTGCAATGCATCCAAGTGATCACGCAACTTTTGGCTCTTCATTGTGTCAAACTTCAAGTTGGTGATAAAGATCACACTGCCTTTGAACTCGAAACGATCCGGGATGCCTTCACGACGCAGAGCACTTGACTCTGACAACCATGAAATTGTGCGCTTCTTGCCCGAGTCCAAGGCACCCTTCAGCAAGTTCAGGGCCACGTCGTCAAGCAAAATGCTGTCACAGTCATCAAACACTAATACACAATTATCGTCTGAGTATTTGTACAGTGTTTGGTACAAGCCAATGGGTGTTGCACTACCTTTGACAACTTCGGCACGGAGACGCTTGCCTGCCAGCTTGTCAAACAGTGTGGCTTTTTCAATCTCACGCTCAACGCCAAAGCTCTTGCCAACTCCGGGAGGACCCGACACAATCATTGCACGGATGTCACCATTGACACAGGCCTTTGTCATCTCATTCAAGATGTCAAACCGCTCGCGAATACGAGTCATGATTTGTTCTTCTGTTTCAGTTTCAACTTGGGGGGCAACGAATGCCACAGTATTTTCTTTGCTCACTGCATCTCCATTGACATACTCGATGTCACTAATTTTGTTGACTTTGATACGAATTGTATCAGGACAGTTAGGGAACATGCCGTTGTTTTCAACGGTGACAAAATTGCCTTTTGCTCCAGTTTGGAAGCCGCTGACAAGAGCAAAACTCTTGTTGACAACGGGACGATTGCGATACTCACCTTTAACAATACGAATTGCACTCATTGTTGGCTCCTTTGAAATGCGTTGTTGTTTACTGTTTATGTGTCTATTATAGCAAATTACCAATTATTGGTCAACCGGTGCAAACATCTCTTGGCCCAGTTGCATAAAAACAACAAACGCCTTCATTGTGTTCTCGCCGTACAGCATGCGACCATGTTTTTGGATGTCTTGCACAGTTTCCAACAGGCCCATGCCTTGGAAGTCTGCTTCATTTTGTATTTGTTTAATTGCTGTTTCAATCTTCATTGCGGGCTCCTTTTTGCTTTGTATGCCACTAGTATAGCAGAATGGGAATTTTTGGTCAAGTACTACCAAAGTACTACTTTTTATATCAAAAAAAACCCTGCTCAGGGCAGGGGTTTAAGTTGATTGTATTAGAACGGGGGAGCAAATATCTGGGGGTGCGCTAATGCATAGGCGTACCTTGCAGGGTCATAGTTATGAATGTTTAATGTGTGAGTCAAAGTGCTGCCATTTGGAATTTGATACGACCAGTTACCACTGGCCGGGAAGAGGCTTGCATCGGGGCCTTTTGTTTGTGGCTCGCCATCAAGAAAAACATTGGTACGGCCATCAAAATCAGGATTAACCGGCAGTATATTATCGAATCTTATTTGCTGAACATCCACACTGTCGCCACCGGTGCATTGGACAGACATAGGCACTTCACCATAAATAGTCTCATCAATGTCGATTGAAAACAGAAGTTGTTGCACGGCGGCAGTTCGATCAAAATTGTCTATATTTTTAGATGGAACCGGTCCGGTATAAACCACTGTTCCATTAAATGTAACAATAATTGATGCAACGTTTTCGGTGTCATCTGCGTAGTATCCGGTGCCCCAGAATGTTAAATTTCTTGTAGCCATTTGATTGTCTCCATTTCTAAATTATTTATCATTTCCAATGCTCTTTTATAACAGAATCTGATAAATCCATAGGTTTTGGTTTTCCGTGGAATACCAAAACAGAAGTTTTATCCGTAATAGTTGTACCCGTTCTGGGGTTCAAATGTTTTCTTCTGGTAAAATTGTACCCACCATCAAGGCACTGCCAACGCCAGCTTTTGATGCGTTCTGTGTCTAAAAATCTCAACTCAGCCGGTCCCACTGACTTTGTAACGTAATCCTGATCTCCGGGATATTTGAGTATTATATTGTCCAATGGTTGGCCGCGAAATTCTTGCCATACCCGGGCGTATCTTTGAGTGTCCCACCACATCACACTGGTATTGGCTCCAGTGTATGCAGGTCTCCATAGATATTTGAAATCTCTGATGGTCCAAAAATAACGTGTGGGTTGCTGCCAAATCCAATCTATATTGGAAACTATTACTGTATCAAGATCAAAATACAACAGCGGTCCTGCATGATGTTCAGGATTAAACAGTTGCATTTTGTACCACCAACCACGTTTGGGACCACCAATGCCCCAGTCTTCAAGTTCATGTTTGATCATGTGAGCAGGCACTGCTCTGTCTGCTTCGGTGTACACATGAAATCTAATGCCCGGCGACACATGTCGACTCAACATGTTATACAATCGATCCACATATTGCCAATCATATGCATTACCATGTATAACACAAGCACAGTCTATCGCGCCAGTTGGGACTTTAATCTTTTTAGCCATAATCCTTGTTTTAATTCTTCTACAGTGTATTCAGTGTGGCATACTTGAACTAACCACGATTCTCGATCCACCTCATAAGGTTGTTCAATGTCAGCATACCCCACTGCAACAGGATATGCCAGACTACTGTGGGCAACAATGGGCCTGCAACCTGCGATGCCTGCTTGTATACCTGGTCCCGAATTGTGATTGACCACAGCATGGCAGTTGAAGTGCATGTCAAAATTGTCGTAAGTGTGTGCTACAGGACGTGCAACTTCCATCATGGTATTGTCAGGCATGTATGGCATGTTCAGTGGACTTCGTGGATGCGCTCGTATGCGTATGGGACGATCTGACCAGTTGCGAATCAATTGTATTTGTTCCAGCACCCATTGTTCCATGCTGTCTATACCAGCAACCTGTAAACTGTTTTTGTGCTGTGCGGCAATGATAATTTCTGGTCCAGGAGCTAGTTGAGTAGCCAGGCTTATTTGCAGGCGTCGAGGGCGATCCCAGTCCAAATCGTGTTCATGCCCATAGTAGCCATCCCGAGTGATATGATTAACAGCCAGTTTCCATGTAGTGCCACGGTACAACGCACCAATATCGATCACAATCACTGGCTTGTTTTGACTGCGATAGTGGTTGTACACATTGCAGTTTGTTTTCATTCTACCGTGCCACAGCACTGACCAGATCACGGCTGCATCTGCGGTCATGGAGTTTTCCTGTGTTTGGATACCCGCAGCTTGGCAACTGTCCAAAAATGCCGACATTACAGGTTTGGAATTCAGCGCACACTGTGTAGGAAAATAAGCTAGAGTTTTGATCATTGTAAATACATCTATGAAATACACTGTAGTTACCACTTTTAACGCTGACGGATACAATACATACGGTCGGCAAATGATTGACACATTCTTACAAACTTGGCCGCAGGAAGTAACTCTTGTGGTTTATACAGAAAATTGTGCTGTTGACAAAACAGCACCCAATCTTGTTGTGCGTGATATCAATGT